GTTTTCCTCTTAGTACTGTTGAGGGTATAATTGTAATATCTAATGGAGTTGTTCTAACAAATATAGAGGATTCTTCCTTAGCTGATAATGATCCAGGACAGTATATTGTAAACTTTAAAGAAAATACAATTACTATGAATAATGCACCTGGGGATAATCACAAGGTAGCAATTATTAGTATTGATACTGCTGGATATGATATAACAGAAAAGGTTCTTTTTACCGGCGACGGGTTAACTACTGAATATCTAACTTCTTCTAGGTGGAATGATGGTGATTTCAGTGCTTTTGTAACTATTAATGGAGTTAGTGTAGAATTCTTTGTAAAAGAAAGTGACGATGATTATGCAGTAGGCGGCAACGTTATAATTCAATTTGAATCACCTCCGTTTGAAGGAGATATCATTCAGATTATAATGTTTAGAGGAACTATACAAAAATGGAGTGAAATTAATACTCAGTATATTCCTATCGAGGTTGGAAAGTATGAATATTCTTTAAGTCCTAAGCCTGCTAATTTAGGTCCTTTAAGTGCTACAGCTTTTGTTATTATTGACAATGAATTTTTACAGGCACCCGATTATGAATTCTTTACATATACAGGACAACCATTAGAAATATTAGATAGAAGATATGGTCTTTATGAGATCCGTCCTCAGGATATTAATGTCTTTAAAAATGGAATTCAATTAGTTCCTATAGTTGATTATGTATTAGATAATAGTGTTAATAAAGTAACTTTGTCCTCAGACGTAGCAGTTATTGGAGATCAAATTACTATAGAAATTTTCAAATACGCTGACTTTAGAGTGGATGTAAAGAGTTTTGACGGGTCATCTAATGTAGAGCTATCTGTTGTATTAAATAGTGCAAAATACATATTAATCAATCAAAAAGTAATGAGAGTAATTACATTTACTAATCATGATATTATAAAAATAAAAACATCTAATGAAGGATTTAGATTTAATACTGGTTATGATGTTTTACAATATGATATTGTTCAGTATGATATTCTAAGTACTGCTATTAATACAAGTGGTATATTTGATCTTCCAAGAACTGTAGGTAGTAATAGTGGAGTCTTTGTAGCGTTAAGCAGAAAATTACTTACACCGAATGTTGATTATGTTGTTCTAGACAATAAAAAACAAATAAAAGTTTTATTGCCAGAGATTTTAAAAGGTAATGATTACTTACAGATTGTTACTTTTGATGACAAAACAGTTCAACCTAGTTATGGATTTAAATTATTTAAAGACATGACTAACAGATATTCTTTTAAGAGACTTGACTCTAGTTCAACTACTACTTTAGTAGAGCCTTTAACTTATCTTGATACAAGAATAATAGTAGAAGACGGTTCTATATTGTCAATTCCAAATAGAAATCTAAATGCTCCTGGAGTTATTGAGATTGATGGAGAAAGAATAGAGTACCTTGTAATTCAGGAAGATGTAAACACTGGTAATTGGATTTTAAGACAATTAAGAAGAGGAACATTAGGAACAGGTATTAAAAATTTCTATGATATAGGAACTGAAGTAAATGATATAGGTCCTTCGCAGACTTTACCTTATACAGAGATAGAAATAAAGAAAACTTTCTACGGGGATGAAACAACTAGAATATTTGAAGTTGATTATATTCCTACCTTGACTACAGTAAGTCCTAATAAAATTACAGTAGGAAAGTCTTATAGAATAATTTCAGTAGGAACTACTGATTTTACTAGAATGGGAGCAAGCTCTAATACAGTTGGTAATATCTTCACAGCTACACGAACTGGAACAGGTACAGGCATATTAGCAGTAAGTTATTTTGGAAACTTTGGACACTGTGACGATATAGAAGTGTTTGTTGCAGGACGCAGATTAATCAAAAATCCATACTCACGCTTTAATGAATCTAAAGCACAGGATAGTTTTAATGGAGCAGGAGATGAATTAATAGAAGCAGAATTTAGTGTAGATGGTGTAAATTATGGAACTTCAAGTGCTCCTGTAGGAAGGGTTAGAATCACTAATTCTCCCGGAGCCGGCGAATTGGTGGTAATTGTTCGTAAAACTGGTAGATTATGGCAGAAAATAGACGAAGATAATTCACTAGTCTTTAGTAATACTGAAATAGCAGGTTTCTTAAGAGCAAGGCAGGTATTTTTGCCTAAATAAATAAAGAGAGTTAACTATGAACGAAAACACTAAAAAAGTCAAGAAAACAAAAGTACAGGACAGCAAAATGACCACAAAGCCAGATGAAAAAGGGCCCTTTCATATAGAAGGACACATTAAGATTTTTGACCCAGAAACAGGTGAAGTTTTTATCAATAAAAGAAACGCTATCCACTATGAAAACATGAGTATAGCACTTGCAGAAAGCCTATCAAATTCTGGACAGGGTTATATATATGAAATGTCATTTGGCAATGGTGGCACAAACGTAGATCCAACTGGAGTTATAACTTATCTTACTCCTAATACTGTAGGAACAAATAGTGCTTTATATAACCAGACATATACTAAAGTTGTTGACGATAGAAGTGTTGCAAATACAGATCCTATTAGAAATAAAATAGAGACTAGACATATGACCGGCACAAGTTATACAGATATTGTAGTTTCATGTCTCTTAGATTATGGTGAACCAGCAGGACAAGAAGCATTTGATAATGTTGCTGACATCAATAGTGCATATGTTTTTGATGAATTAGGTTTAAAAGGCTATGATCCAGATAATGTTCCTAGCCTTACTGGAAAACTTCTCACTCATGTTATTTTCCATCCAGTTCAAAAAAGTTTGAACAGATTAGTTCAAATTGATTATACAGTGAGAATACAAAGTCTATCGGGGTTTAACGGATAATGGCATATACAGTCAAATATACTGATTTTACAAATAAGGGTGCTATTACTGTTAATGATAGCACAGTTAATACTGAAACAAGTATTGCTTTACCAGGACGAAACCAGCGTGGTTATGGAATAGCGGTTGCAGAGAATTTTTTGCATATCTTAGAAAATTTTGCAAATAATACTCCACCGGAAAATCCAGTAGAAGGTCAAGTTTGGTATGATACTACTCTGGGAGTAGAAGACCTAAAAATATTCGATGGTGCAACGTGGAAATTAGCAGGATCAATTAGAAAAAGTGCTGACACGCCAACTGTTGGAGTTTTAGGTGATCTATGGGTAGATACAGATAATCAACAGTTATATTTGTTTAATGGAGCATCTTGGGTTCTAGTTGGACCAACCTTTAGTAGTGGATTGCGTACAGGTGTAGTTGCAGAAAAAGTATTCGATTCTGATGACATAGAACGTGTAATTCTTTCAACTTATATCGACGATGAGATTGTTTCAATTTATAGCGTTTATGCATTTATTCCTAAAGTTGCTATTCAGGGATTTAGCAGAATTAGATCCGGAATAAACATAAGCACTAAGGATTTTGATAATAATCTAGTTGTAGATACAAAGTATTGGGGAATTGCTGAAAAAGCAGAAAATTTAATTGTGTCGGGCCAGGTAATTCCTGCTTCTACTTTTCTTAGATCTGATGTATCAAATATCACAAACGCTGGCTTTACAGTAAGAAATGATGTTGGAATTGCAACAGGTAGAGAATCTCAATTAAGACTATCGGTTGATTCTAATACAATAGGAAATATATCTCATGTTAGTCCTAATTCAGGTTTTGAAATACGTATCAATTATCAAGGTAATGTAACAACTACTCTTATCCATGCAGATTCTAATGGTAACGTAGGTATAGGTGTTAATAATTTAGCACCAGAGGAAACTTTAGATGTTCTAGGTACTTCTAGATTTAGTGATGTTGTTAAAATAAACAGTGTAGAAAATACAACAAATGATGTTACAGGTGCTTTACAAGTTGTTGGTGGAGTAAATATACAGAAAGACCTTATTGTAAGAGGTAATGCTAATTTTACAGGTCATATAACAGTAGGAGAATTAGAGACTGGAGGTCTAAATGTTGCTATTTTACCCCAGACTAATAATTTATTTAAAATAGGTACAACTTCTAATAAATTTGCCGAAGTACATTCAACTACGTTTTATGGCAATCTTGTTGGAAATATAGTAGGAAATATTACAGGTAATGTTGTAGGTACAGCTACAAATCTTTTAGCAGGTACTACTTTCCAATTAACAGGCGATGTTACTGCACCTTCCTTTACATTTGACGGAGCTACAGGTGGATTAATAAAGACTTTCAATACAAGTATAAATCCTAATTTTATTGATTCTAAACCTGTTATAGAAGTTCCAAATGGAGCAGATACTTTATTGCTTTATAGACCAGGGACTGGTTTAGTAAAAATGTTAAGGAATAAGTTTTTTACTCAAGTTGCATTAATTCCTGTAGGAACAATATTACCTTTTGCAGGAACAACTATACCTGACGGTTATTTGCTGTGTGACGGAAGTGAGAAGAGAAGAGACAATTTTCCAGATCTTTTTGGTATTATAGGATTTACGTACGGAGATCAATCATTTTTATTAGGTAATGAAACATTTAGATTACCAGATTTGAGAGGTAAATTTCCAATTGGTCGTAGCAGTATGGATAATGGAGATCAGGTTCCTTCTACTACAGGAAATATTGATAGTAACACACAAGCAATGACTGGTACAACACAGTCAGTAGCAAGTACCTTAGGTAATTCAGGTGGTGCTCAAAATGTTACTTTAACTGTTCCTAATGTTCCTAATCACCAGCATAGTCTTAAAGGTGACAATAATACTGAATTTTATGCAATAAACAATGATACAGGTATTCCTAACGATACAGGGTCATTTGTTGGAAACGGGCCTGATGCAGCAAGTCAAGGTCAATATATTGGCAATACTGGTAATATGTTAGGATATACTACTCCTACAACACCAGTAACAGTTATGAATCCGTTTTTAACTATCAATTATATTATATTTACAGGAAAGTTTACATAATGGTCTACGTTATTAATAAATCAGATGGAACCGAATTTATTCAATTAATTGATGGCACAGTTAATAATGTTACAGATTTGGCTCTAATAGGTAAAAATTATACCGGATATGGAGAACAGCTAAACGAAAATTTTGTAAAATTATTAGAAAATTTTGCTGGTATAAATGCTCCTCCCAGAGCTATAGTTGGACAGTTGTGGTATGATACAACTGAAGGACGTATGAAAGTTTATACTTTAACAGGTTGGAAAGCAGCAGGAGGACCTGTAGTAAGTGAAGTACAACCGATAAATTTTAACACAGGTGATTTATGGATTGATAATAACGAAAATCAATTATACTTTTTTGATGGATCAGATTTATTATTAGCAGGTCCTATTTGGAAAAGAACACAAGGTAAAACTGGATTTGTTGCTGAAACATTATTTGATGCCAATCAAAATGCAAAACCTGTACTTTATCAATATGTTGCTAACTCTCTTATAGGCATCTGGTCTGCAGAAGAATTTATTCCGTTTCCAACAATTGATGGATTTACTACAATTAGAAAAGGGTATACAGCAAATAGTTTAGTAGTTACTAAGTTTTATACAACAGTTACTAATTCTGATGCATTAAATAATTTGTCGTCCAATCAATTTATGAGAAGAGATGCTGTTGGATACAATTCTGAAAAAATCTTTATACAAAGTAATCAAGGTTTAACTATTGGTTCGAATCAATCAGCTAATTTAAAAATTGACGGCAATACACTTGTGTTAGAAAATGTTATATCTGGAGCAGATATATCCTTAAAAAATACAAATAACACTGGAACTTATGATGCTGTTTATATAGATTCTAGTTTGAACAGGGTAGGAATTTATACTCCTTCACCGCAACATACATTAGATGTTAACGGAACAGTTTTTGTAAGAGGTGATCTTTTTGTAGAAGGTGATACAGTAAATATGGCTGTAACAAATCTTACTATAGAAGATCTTAATATCGAATTAGCTAGAACGAGTGATTCTTCGAATGCGCCTAACGCTGCTGTAAATGGAGCAGGAATTATAATTAGAGCTGCTACAGATAAATCTATATTATATAACAGCGTAACACAATCTTTTGATATTACTGAAAATATTAATATAGCTAATGGAAAAACATTTAGAATAAATGGAGTTCAGGTTTTAAGTGGATCTGCATTAAGTTCTGCAATTACAAGTGCTCCTGGAATTACAACTATTGGTACTCAAACTGAATTAACAGTAGACGATTTATATTTTAATAATAACAAAATTACTAATCTTATAGCTAATCAAGATATAGAAATTGAGGCCCTTGGAACAGGAAATATAGCCTTAATAGGTAGTCCTAAAATCACTGGTTTAGCTGATCCTACTTTAGCTCAGGACGCATCGACAAAGATTTATACTGATACTATTGCTAAAATACAGCCAGTTTCGTTAGCATTAGTTATAAATGGAACAGAACCTTCTATTAACACTGAAATTATTAACATTTTAAACACCGTGGCTCCACCAGTACAATTTGTTAATAATAAGTTAGCCTATATCCATTTGCAGTCATTAGATAACAGCGTTACTCCAATAACAATTACACGTTCGTTAAAAACATTCATTATAAGTGGCGGAGCTTGGGTATTCCTCAGCTAAAAAACGGAGTATTATCTGATAAATACTTGCAACGCACCATGAGAGTTCAGGAGCCCTAGAATGCCATATCAAATAGACCGATATAACGGAACCCCGCTAGTAACTGTAGATGACGGTACAATTAGTAATGAAAAAACTACCCTTAAATTAGTGGGTAAAAACTACGCTGGTTACGGTGAAATACAGAACGAAAATTTTGTATTTTTAACAGAAAATTTTGCTAATGCTGCTCCTCCGGCTAATCAGCTAAGTGGTCAGATATGGTTTGACAACTTTAATCGAAAGTTAAAGTTTTGGGACGGAAATCAATGGCGTACTACAGGCGGTGCTGAAATTGGACCTACACCGCCGACTGGACTTACAACAGGTGATTTTTGGTGGAATACATCAACTAGACAGCTTTTTCAATACGATGGAATTAATGAATTTGTTCTAATTGGTCCTCAAGCCGTTCCGGGCGCAGGTGAAACTTTATGGGAAAGTGTTAGCGTAGTTGATATTGAGGGAAATAGACATGCAATTATGAAAGGACTAGTTGATGGTCTTTGCATAGTTATTGTTAGTAAGGACACATTTGTTCTTGACAGCGTTATTAACCCTATTACAGGATTTTCTTATATTAGATCTGGACAAACTCTTATTGATACTAATACAAGTGGTGTTACAACTACAAATTATAGATGGTGGGGAACAGCATCAGATTCGGGCAGACTTGGTGGATTTTTAGCAGAAGCTTATGTCTTTAGACAGAATGCAGAATTTACCGGTGTTGCAAGTTTTGATGATCAAGGGTTTACTGTTGGTAATGACGGTGATATTTCATTATACATAAAAGACGGTGTTACACCAACATTTGAAAATTTTATATCAAATAGAATAAGTTTTAAAATTAAAGACGGGCTCGACACAAAAGAGACTATGCAGATCCTCGGAGGAACAGTTTCACCGGGTCTTGATATTACATATGACCTAGGTGCTCCTGCATTAAGATGGCGCAGAGGTTACTTTAAATCATTATATGCTGACGATTTCTTTGGCGGAGTCTTTCATGGTACGTTAGATGGTATCTCTAATAGAGCTGATTTGTTGCTTTATTCAGGAGACTATCGTTTTGCTACAGATTTAGGTACTCCATTAACTATCATGGCAAGAGATGGTAGCGGAAACTTTACAGCAAACATAATGACTGGTACTGCTACACAAGCAAGATATGCTGACTTGGCAGAAAGATATGAAGCAGATGATATATATGAACCAGGAACTGTAGTTGTATTTGGAGGTTCTAAAGAAATTACAGTAACAGATAATCCCGGTGATCATAGAGTAGCTGGTGTAATTTCAACTAATCCTGCGTACGAAATGAATGTTTCACCTGAAACAGAAGAATTTTTACCTGTAGCCTTAAGAGGTAAAGTTCCTGTTAAGGTAGTGGGTAGAGTTAATAAAGGTGATGTTCTTATAACAAGTGGAGTATTAGGACATGCTGTTTCTGCTGAAAACGGTAGGCAAGCTCCGGCAGCATCTATTGTAGGTAAGGCATTAGAAGATAAGGTAACAGACGAACCAGGCGTAATAATGGCAGTCATAGTTTAAGGAGATAAAATATGGCTACCCAAGGCGCACTTATAAGGGCAATAGATTACACAGAAGTACAAAAAGATGTTCGTAGAATTCTTGGGGATATGATTCTTGATAACAAATATGTCAATGATCCTTTAAGAGCAACTTATGGATATGGAAATACTGTTAGTAGTACGGCTGTTGCTAGAGAAGAAATAGCAGACGATTTACAAATGGCAACATTAAAATCTGACGTAAGAAAAATTGCCATCCACTGTGGTGTAGAATTTAATCCAATTATTTCTAATTTACCAAATATTGTAACTGGTACTCTAATCGAAAATGAACACCTTTCTGCCTATGAAGCAGCAGTTGTATTACTAAATTTAAATAGATTTAATTTAGGCGTAGGACAATTTTCCGACGAAAATTTAAGTATTTCTAATACTAGAACAACTGCGTGGGGTATTACTAATGGTTCTTCACCGCTCGCTGGTGGAAATACTATAAGACATTCATTTAGTTTAGATTTCGGTACCGCAGCAGCAGCTAGGTATTTTTTTAATGCGGGTGGACAGGTGAGATTAAGTGGATCAAGAACTGGTGGATCTGCTACAATAAACAATTCAATTTGGACAAATCTACTTAGTAGTATGGGCACAATCATTTTTAATCATAATTCTACATCTGCAACTGGATCAGGAACCGGAAGTAGTATAGGGTATTACCAACTTACAAATACTCCTCAGCAAGTTTTTACTAGAACCGGTGTTACTACAACAGGAGCATATGCTTCTAGATATGTTGCTAACGATTATACAGTTTATGCAAGAACAGATTTTGCTAATAATTCTTTAGGTGTAGCTAATAGAGTATTTTTTGACATATACTTTAATGATGATCACGCGACAGTCATTTACTTAAATGATATTAATAATGGTTCGATAACCAGCAATGTTGCTATAAGAAGAGCAACGGGCAGTAATGTTAGTGTTTCGGCTCCTCTCGCAATAAACAGTAGAGAACTTAAAGACAATTAAAATATTGACATTCTTATAATAATATGCTAAGTTGAGTATATTTTATAAGGATGTCTTATGTCTAAAATTGTTTCAGCAGATTATAATAATGTACGAAATTCTATGTTGGCCCTTTTAGGCACCGGAAGCGGAGATCAAGGGTATGGCCAAAGTCCAATTTCGTCAGCAGTTAGTGCCTCTACTAAAGTTAGAGAAGTTCAATGGGATCAGCTAAGACAAGATATACAAAGAATTGCAGATCATCAAGGAACGGCAGTTGCACTAACAGATGTAACCACAACGACAAAAATTAGATCTACGATAGCAACACAATATCAAAATGCAATTACAAATAGTTTAGTACCTAATAGATTTAATCTAGCAGCAGGGCAATTTTCTGATGAATCTCTTACTAGTTCTTCAAGATCAACAGCGTGGAACACAACAATTGTTCATGAATTTAATATTAATTTTGGATCTCTAAATAATGCTAGGTTCTTTTTTAATGCTGGCGGCTCAATAAGAATTAGACCTTCATTCACAAAATCCGGTGCTACTACTATTAATAACGATTGGGAAACTTTAATAGCAGGTGTTGGTTGGCTTAGTTTAACTCATACAACATTTACAAGTTCGAGTATTGGGTATTACGACCTTACAACCTCTTCACAGCAAGTGTATACTAGAACCGGCGGAAGTCAAAATGCAACATATGCTGTAAACGATTATACCATTTTAGTTAGTAGAAATGCAGCAGGAAGTGTAGTTAATTTTAGATGCGAATTTAAAGATGATAAGGGAGCAAATCCTAATTTCGACGAAACAGTTACAGGAACAGTTACTAATGAAGCTAGAATGTATAGGCCGTCTGGATCAAATGTTAACGTAACTGCACCCTCTGCTGCGACAACTACAAACTTATAAAAGGAAGTATTATGGACGATAGACTTAAAAAAGCATTAGATGTCGCCAATCTAATGGTTACTTTTGGAACACAACGGGATCTTCTTAAACAAGAATTTAAGGAAGATTGTTTATATCATGAAAAAGGACATCGATTTACAGTTAATAGAGAATTAATTAACTTTTTGTCTACGTTAGTAACTTTAGGACATTTAGAAGATATTGTTATTCTAGATGACTTTGAAAATCCTTTTATGATTGAAGATGTTAAAGGATTTCTTGACAAGATTTTTACACTATACATAGAAGCAACTAATAGCTATTACCACAAATATATTGATTTAAAATCTAAGAGATCGATTGCAAGAGTAATGGATATTGATAATGAGTAAAGGTGTTTTATTTTTTGCACATAACAATAATCAAATTGATTATGGCAAAATGGCATATATTTCTGCACATTATGCAAAAAAGAATTTAAATGTTCCTGTTAGTTTGGTTACAGATTCTGGTACTAAAAAATATATGATAGAACGTGATAAAATTGATCTTGATAGTATATTTGATCAAATAATTCTTTCTGACGAAATAAAATTAGATTTAATGCAACCGAGAAGGTACTATGATGGATCACTAGAATTTAAAAAATCTGAGTTTAAAAATGGACATCGATCTTGGGCATATCAATTTTCTCCTTATGATCAAACTTTAGTTGTTGATGTTGATTTGCTTATTGTAAATGATAGACTCAATAATGTATGGGAATCAGATAGCGATTTTATGATAAACAAATACTCACATGACTTAGCTCGTGATAGAGATTTATTTGAATTTACAAAAGTTAGTGATCATGGAATTGATTTCTTTTGGGCTACCGCATTTTATTTTAAAAAGACTCCGTGGACAGAAGCATTTTTTAGTCTCTGTCAGCACATAGTAGAAAATTATGAATACTATAGATTTTGTTATAGAATAGATAATCCTTTGATGCGTAACGATTATGTTTTTAGTATAGCAATACACATGATGGGTGGATTTACAAATAAAATTAATCCTCCTTCTTTACCGTGTGAGATATATTATTCGCTAGATAGAGACGAATTAATAAGAATAGATAATGATAAAACCTTTTTATTCCTTATACAAAAGAAAGGATATTTAGGAGAATATACATTGGCAAGAACGTCGAATCAAAATATTCATATCATGAATAAGTTTAGTATTAATAGGAATGAAAAAGAGCTTCTAGATGCAATCAACAACTAAAGGATATTTAATTTTAGCACAGAATAATTCTTCAGATGATTATGTAAGAATGGCGTATGTATGTGCTATGTCTATAAAATTAACACAATCAAGAATTAAAGATGTAACTCTTATTACAGATGTTCCAGATGCAGTACCGGAACATTATCGTAAAGTTTTTGATAAAATTTTGCCAATAAAGTGGTTTGATGATGCTTTAGAATCGGATTGGAAAATTGAAAATAGGTGGAAATTATATCATATGACTCCATATGATGAAACTGTTATATTAGATGCAGATATGATTTTTTTATCCGATGTAAGTCATTGGTGGGACTTTATGGAAAAAAATTATGAATTGTTGATTACAGATAAGGTTTTTACTTATAGAAATGAATTAATTACAGATTCTTATTATAGAAAAGCTTTTAAAGATAATAATTTACCTAATTGTTATAGTGCATTTACTTATTTTAAAAAATGTGATTTATCTGAACATTTTTGGAAACTAGTAGAAATAATTGTAAAGAATTGGAAAGAATTTTATTCAAAATATGTTCCAGAATCTAAGCCTAAAAGTCTTAGTATAGATGTTGCATTTGCATTAGCGATAAAGATTTTAGGAATTGAGGATCAAGTATTTTCTACATTTGATTACCCAACCTTTACTCATATGAAGAGTAGAGACCAAAAATGGCAGACCTATTCAGATGATTGGACAGATCATGCAGGAGTTTACATGAATGATAAGTGTCAATTGAAGATAGGTAACTATCAGCAATCTGGTATATTTCATTATACAGAAAAGAAATTTTTAAATGATGATAAAACACTAAAATATGAATTATTATTTGGAATTTACAATGACTAAAATTAATCCTGAAGAAATATGGGAAACTCTTAAAAAGCAAGATGAAGAAATAGAAAGACGTCGCACAGAAAAACCGACCTTTTACATACATTATGATACGGCAACTAGAAAAGTTTTAAGTTTTAGAAATTATCTCGAAAAATCAGATAATAATCCTCATGTAATTGTTACAGAAGAAGATCTGGATGTACCTCTTTCTGAATTTTGTGTAGATAATCAAGTAGTTCTTTTTAAGGATAATAAATTAAAAATAGAAAAAATTGAGTCATTAATTTCTAATATTACTAAAATTGATGATTTTATATATGAAATTCCAAAAATAATAAGCGAAAAAAGATTAACATATGCAGATAGAACATTTGATTTGATGATAGAACAGAACAATGAAGAAAAGGTTTTCAAGATAAAATTAGCAAAGCCAGTAAGAGAAAAATATTCTTTACATTCGTATAATGATCAATTAATGTATATATATGTAACAGCAGTTAATGATCCAAACATTCTTTATAAAACCCTAAAGTTTACATTTGGAGATTTAGTAAAACATGAGTATCATACGTTAGATTTTGAGGACTTTCAAGGAGAGGAATCTAATATCTATTCTTTTAGGTACTTTGATGATTATTTACATGTGGATATAAGATGACAAACAAAGTAATACTACATGAACTTGATACAATTTTTATTAGTTATGATGAGCCTAATGCAGATAAACATTATGCAGAACTTACAAATATCTTACCATGGGCTAAAAGAGTCCACGGAGTTCATGGTAGTGATGCTGCTCATAAAGCCGCAGCTAATCTAAGTGAAACTGATAGATTCATAACAATTGATGCTGACAATATTGTTGATCCAAAATTTTATTCTCAAGAAATAGAAATAGATGATAAAAATAAAGATTTTGTTTTTTCTTGGGCCGGAAAGAATGCTGTTAACGGCTTAATATACGGTAACGGCGGAATTAAATGCTGGACTAAAGATTTTGTTCTTAATATGAAAACTCATGAAAATTCTGATCCTGATGATCCTGAAAGTGTAGTAGAGTTTTGTTTTGATCATAGATATTATCAGATGAATGATCATTATTCAACAAGTTATATTAATGGTTCACCTTTTCAAGCCTGGAGAGCAGGATTTAGAGAAGGCGTAAAGATGAGTCTCGATAGAGGATCAAAGGCTAAAGATATTAAACAAGTATGGTGGCAAAACTATCATAGACTCCTTATCTGGATGACAGTTGGTGCAGATGTTAAAAACGGCAAATGGGCAATTTATGGATCTCGTTTAGGATGTTATAAAACAAATTGTACAGACTGGGATTATATAAATGTTCGTGACTTTGAGTATCTTACAAATTATTTCAAAGAAGAAATCGAACCTAAAATAAATGAAGATAATATAGATGAACAAATTTCTAATTTAGGAAATAGTCTTAGATACGAATTAGATATTGAAGTAGCAGAACTTGATGCTAATCAATCAAAATTTTTTAAGAAAGTATATTTAAATTCTCCAAGAGTTATTGGGAGAAAATAATTGACAGAATTTGGAAACAAAGGAGATAAGAATAGACAGGTAAACGGTAAGTATGAATCTGTTTACTTAAATGATTCTGAAACTATTTTTAAAGAATTAAATCAAGTTAGCTCTAGTTTTTGTTTAGCTAAATGGTTTAATGTTAGTATTCACATACCTACAGGTAGAACTCATAGTTGTTATCATCCCCCTACACATCAAATACCCTTACATGAAGTAGAAGTAGATCCTTCTGCACTTCATAATACAGAATACAAGAAGCAGCAACGTAAAATGATGCTTGAAGGTAAACGACCTCCGGAGTGTAGTTTTTGCTGGCAAATTGAAGATAGTGGAGCTCAATTAAGTGACAGAGCTTATCGCAGTAAAGATGTATATAGCGAGGGAATTATAGAAGAAGCAAAATTACTTGGATTTGAAGGTAATGCTAAACCGAGATATGTTGAAGTAAACTTTAACCAAGCATGTAATTTCCGCTGTTCTTATTGTTCACCTCATTTGTCGACTGCATGGTATAAAGACATCGAAGACAATGGCCCTTTTATACTAGAAGACAGATGGCATAATGATTTGTCTTGGCTCAAGCAAAAAAATATGGTTCCTAACAACGGTCCAGACAATCCTTACCTTATTGCTTTTTGGAAATGGTTCCCAACAATATATTCCACATTGCAAACATTTCGCATGACCGGCGGCGAACCTCTAATGGATAAAAACACCTTTAAGATATTTGATTATGTAAAAGAAAATCCTAGTCAAAAATTACATTTAAGTATTACTAGCAATTGTTGCCCCCCGGGAAATCAGTGGGACAAATTTATGAACTCACTAAAAGAAATAACTGATAAAGATGCTATAGAACATTTTATGTTATTTTGCAGTTTAGACAGTTGGGGAAAACAAGCTGAATATATTCGTAACGGTATGGATTTTGATTTATTATATAAGAACGTAACTAATTATCTACAGAATAGTAGTAAGCATAGTCTTACATTTATTGTAACTTTCAATGCTTTAAGTTATACTGGATGGAATAATTATATTCGTGCTATACTTGATTTAAGAAAGAAGTTTAATACAGATAGACAATTAATATGGTTTGATATTCCGCAACTAACTGATCCGGAATTTTTAAATCCTAAATTGCTACCTGAGCTTGTTTCTGAATTAGATAAATCGATAGAATTTATGCGTGAGAATATGGAAACAAAGGAAACACATTTTAAAGGATTTAAAGATTTTGAAATTAGCAAAGTTCAGCGGTTGAAGGACTGGATTTTATCTGAGCATTTTTATAATAGAGAATTAGCAATGAAAAATTTCTATCTTTATTTTAGTGAAACAGATAAACGTAGAAATACAAACTTTGTAGAGATATTTCCGGAATTAGAAAAATTTTGGAAAAAGTGTGAGAAGTTGAAATGAGTGATGATCAGTATAAAAAACCAGACGAAACGTTTCAAGAATATAAGAAACGTGTTCTAGATAAACTTAGTCCTACAATTTGTGGAGCTAAATTTTATGATGCAACTTTATGGTTAGCTTCTGGTCAAACTGCATCATGTCATCATACCCAGTCTAGCAAGTCCTCACCTGAAGAAGTTAAAAAAAATTATAAACTATTGCATAATACTAAAGAAAAGAAAAAAGACAGATTGTTAATGCAAAATGGTAAAAGACCAAAGGGTTGCGAGTATTGCTGGAAGATTGAAGACTTAAAAGACAATAGTTTAATAAGCGATAGAGTTATAAAAAGTAATGTTTCTTCTAAAGATGATCTTATTAAGGCTAAAAAATCATCGTATAAGAAAAACTTTAATCTAACTACTATAGAATTGTCGTTTGATAAGACATGTCAATTTGCTTGTAGTTATTGTTCAAAAAATCATTCTACTACATGGGTTAAAGATCTTAAGAAAAATGGGCCTTATCTTAATTTAACAACTTCCGGATCTGGACTTTATACATCAGACTATGAGTGGGATTATGATTCTAAAGAAACTAATCCATATATAGAGGCATTCTTTAAATGGTGGAAGGCAGATCTGCATAAAACTGTTAAATTTTTAAGAATTACAGGCGGTGAACCTTTTATGAGTAAAAATACCTGGAAATTTCTTAATCGTTTAAAAGAAAATAGCTGTAACTTAACTATAGGTATTAATACTAACTTAGGATTTGATAGAGATGTAATAGATAAATTTCTTTCGTATGTAGACAATAACTCTTTCATAATATATACAAGTAACGAGGCATATAGTCTTCGGGCAGAATATATTCGTGACGGAATGAATTATTGTCAATGGTTAGATAATGTGGAGTATCTATTAGAATCAAAAAAACTTAGATTAATACTAATATCATCTACAATTAACGCATTATGTCTTGATAGTTTAACTAGATTTTTAGATGATATATTACGACTTAAAAAAACTTACGGAAAGAATTCTATAAAAATATCTTTAAATATTTTAAGAGTACCTAGTTTCCAAAGCGTTGATGTATTACCGGAAAAATTAAAAAAGATTTATAAAACAAATCTAAAAAAATGGAGAGATAGTAAAGTAACAGACGAATGGTTTGATGATGTTGAAATACAACATATTAATAGATTGATTAATTATCTAAGTAATGTTAATATACCAGATAGGACAGATGTATTTACATGGGTACGTTCTGATGCTGAGAAAGATTTTAAGAACTTTTATCAACAATATGATAAAAGAAGGGGTAAAGACTTTAATAAAACTTTTAGCAATAAATTAGTAGAATGGTATAATTCAATAGAAGAAAGAAAATAGATGGTTGATCAGTTTAAAAATCCAAGAGAATCTGATTTAGAATATAAAAAACGTGTATTAGACAAACTTTCTCCATCTTTTTGTGGAGCCAAGTGGTATAATGCAACTATATGGTTAGGTTCTGGTAGAACAACATCATGCCACCATCCACCGGCACATTTTGTACGTCCAGAAGATGTTAGCAAAAATTATAAACTAATTCATAATAGTCCTCAGAAAAAAGACGATCGTTTAAAGATGCAATCAGGGCAACGTCCTAAGGGATGCGAGTATTGCTGGAAAATTGAGGATATGCATACTGATAAAGTTAGCGATCGTGCATACAAAAGTATGTGCTATTCAGACGAAGAACTTCGTACAGCAAAGAATACACCTTATACAGAAGATGTTGATCTTAGAACTTTAGAAATAGCATTTGATAGAACTTGTCAATTTGCTTGTAGTTACTGTAATCCTGCATTTTCTACTACATGGGTTAAAGATATTAGAACTAATGGATCTTATGAAGGATTAACTACAGATGGTCGTGATCACTTTACACATGATCATCCTCATGATCAATTATATGATTTTAAAGAAACTAATCCATATATTGAAGCCTTTTTTAAATGGTGGGAAGCTGATCTACATAAAACATTAAGAGAGCTGAGAATTACAGGCGGTGAGCCCTTAATGAGTGGGCATACTTGGAAGTTACTTGATTGGTTTATGAATCATAAAGGAGAAAGCAATACTGAATTTGCGATTAATTCTAATCTAGGTTTTGAAAAAGACATGATAGATAGATTGTTAAATTCTTTAGACGGTATTAAATTTACTCTTTATACAAGTAATGAGGCAGTTAATACTCAAGCAGAGTATATTAGGGACGGACTCAATTGGGATCAATGGACTTTTAATATGCTTTATCTATTAGAATCTAAGAAATTAGAGAGACTTAATGTAATGTGTACTATTAATGCATTATGCTTAGATAGTCTTACAGACTTTTTAGATCTTATGCTTTCTTGGAAAACTATCTATGGAAGACAACAACTAAGTTTTTCTTTAAATATTATGCGTTTTCCAAGTTTTCAAGGACCATGTGTTCTTCCAGATCATTTAAGAGAAATGTATAAAGATAGATTACAAGAATGGTATAATACAAATAAAGATAGTAAATTTTTAGATGAGTTTGAATTGAATCATTTAGATAGACTTATCGATTATTTAGAAAAGGTAAAGATTCCACATGGCGAAGGATTCGACAGAGGGCTTGCTGAAAAAGACTTTAAGCGTTTTTATCAACAGTATGATAAGAGAAGGGGTAAAAACTTTAGTGAAACTTTTGGTTCGGAAATAAAGGAATGGTATGACTCAATCTCCTTGGATATGTAGTTTACCGTGGACAGGTTTTTCTAACGATCCTGATGGTAAAGTTCGTCCTTGCTGTTTATATAGAAGTTATATAACACAGGAAAACGGCGAACCATACTATGTTCAAACAACATCTGTTAAAGAAATATTTGATAGTAAATTTATGAAAGATTTACGTCAAGAATTTCGTGATGGGAAAAAACCGAAAGGTTGCGAAGTTTGTATCAAAGATGAACTAAATCAATATCGCAGTAAACGTCAAACTTATTTAGATAGCGAAATCGGTAAAAATGTTAACTATGATTTAGAACCAGAATTACCCGTAGAATATCAAATGATTCTCAGTAATGCTTGTAATTTAAAATGTCGTAGTTGTTCACCTAGTCATAGTAATCTTTGGCAAGCGGAATGGAAACAACTTACAGGTGATACACATTATCTAATGCCACACGGACAAAGCGGAGATAAAGAATCTGCTCTTTGGAAAGACAGACATGAATGGATGCAATTTGTTAAAAGGTTGGAAATTGTAGGAGGTGAACCTTTTTATATTAAACAGTGGCAAGATCTGTGGAAAGAATTAATAGAACAAGATTTGAGTAAAGATATTTTAGTAGATATGAGTTCAAACGGAACAATCTATGCGGGAGAAATTATTGATTATCTTTGTAATCATTTTAAATGGATCGGTGTAGGGTTAAGCATAGATGGGATAGGCAAAACTTATGAATACTTAAGACATCCCGGTAAATGGGAGTCAGTTTCGCAAAATATTATAAAATATCATGATTATTATAAGAATTCAAAAAGATTGTCAATGACATTTAGTCACACTATTGGTTGGGTTAATGCATGGGAACTTCCTGAGTTTCATACATGGGTCCATACAAATACTCATAATTTTAGAATATGGAACAATATTATTCATAGACCCAGACACATGAGTTTAATCATGTTGCCTAAACAAGCCAAGGATATTATTTCTAATAAATGGGATTCGTATAACTGGAAAAATTATAAAGTAGATATTGACGGGATTAAAAATTTTATGTATAGTGAGAATCCTACTGACGAAGAAATTCGTAATGAATATAAATCGTTTATTCATCACGATAAAATTAGGAATGAAAATATAATAGAGATAATACCTAAAGAACTTCAGTTTTTAGAAAAGTATTTTTAAACGATGTATGATATTTTTTATATTTCTAAAGAAAAGAATTTTAATTTTTTAGATATTCAAAAAAAGATTCCTTTATTAAAGATAGCCAAATATATTGATAAAAAAGAAGAGGCATTTTTTTACGCTCAAAAAAAATCTCTAACTAATTTCTTTTGGTTAATAGATGACGAATTTAAAATCAATGATGATTTTGATTTTAATTATGAAGTTTCTGAATGGGATCAAACTTACGTTCATGTGTTTAAGCAGAATAACGGATACTACGGTGGACTTTATCTATTTCCTAAGAATTATAAAATAACAAATAAAGAAGCAGAATATAATTTCTTTATTAATAGAAAAGAAATAGACCAACCCGCTGGATATTATCCTCCATTTGACATAATTTTTATAAGTTATGATGATCTAAACACTGACGAAAACTATGAAAACTTAAAAAATAAATTCCCTCGTATTAAACGAATGAACATTACTAGAGGTTCTAATCAGGTTTATATAGAAGCTGCTAAGATCTCAGAAACTAGAATGTTTTGGTTAATAGATGGCGAATTTAAAATCAATGATGATTTTGATTTTAATTATGAAGTTTCTGAATGGGATCAAACTTACGTTCATGTGTTTAAGCAGAACAATAGTAATTATGGTGGACGTGGACTTTATCTATTTCCTAAGAATTATAAAATAACAAATAAAGAAGCAGAATATAATTTCTTTATTAATAGAAAAGAAATTGATCAAGTTGTTGGATATTATCCTCCTTTTGATATAATTGTTATAAATTTCAACGACTCAAAATCTAATGAAAATTATGAAAAATTGAAATCTAGATTCTCCCATACTAAACAAGTATATGAAGTAAGAGATATGCATCAAGCTCACGTAGAAGCTGCTAAGATCTCAAAAACTAGAATGTTTTGGCTAATAGACAGTGAATTTAAAATCAATGATGATTTTGATTTTGAATATAAAATTCCTGAATGGGATCAAAAATATGTTCATGTGTTTAAGCAGAATAACGGATACTACGGTGGACTTTATCTATTTCCTAAGAATTATAAAATAACAAATAAAGAAGCAGAATATAATTTCTTTGTTAATACAAAAGAAATTGATCAAGTTGTTGGATATTATCCTCCATTTGACATAGTTTTTATAAGTTACAATGAGCCAAATGCTGATGAAAATTATGAAAAATTAAAATCTAGATTCCCACACGTTAAACGGATACATGGAGTTAAGGGCATACATCAAGCTCACGTAGAAGCTGCTAAGATCTCAGAAACTAGAATGTTTTGGGTAGTAGATGGTGATGCTATAATTGATTCTGATTTTAATTTTGAATTAGAAGTTAATCAATGGTCTAGAAATACAGTATATGTACATCAAAGTAAAAATCCAATAAACGATCTTGTTTATGGATATGGAGGAGTAAAATTTCTACCTAAAGAATTAGTATTATCTATGGATATTAATTCAGTTGATATGACAACGTCTATTAGTAAAAGATTTAATTCTGTTCAAAAGGTTAGTAATATTACTTCCTTTAATACAGATCCGTTTAGTACTTGGAAATCAGCATTTAGAGAATGTGTAAAATTATCGAGCAGAATTATTGAAGGTCAAGTAGACAATCAGACACAAAGAAGATTGGATATTTGGTGCTCCGTTGGCGAGGATAGACAATACGGTGAGTATTCTATAAAAGGAGCTATAGCTGGCAAAGAATTTGGAATAAAATATGCAGAGGATACAGACATGTTAAAGAAAATTAATGATTGGGAGTGGTTACAAAATGAATTTAGAAAGTGAACATATTCTATACTGGATGGATGCTATAAGAAATAACGAAAATAGAGATCGAATTCTAGAATGTTTCTGGAAAGGACAAATTAGATCAAAAATATGGCTTATAGAAAATCTTAAACCTTTTGTAAAAAGTGCAGTTAAAATAGATATTCACGGAGGGTGGATGGGAGTATTAGCAAGTCTTCTATTTCAGTCTGACATTTTAATAAGCAGAATTGTTTCTGTTGATATAGATCCGGGTTGTGAAATATCTGCTACAATTATAAATAAACTCGAAGAAATGGAAGGAAGATTTACTGCTATAACTTCTAATATGATAGACGTAAATACTAATGCAGATGTAATTATTAATACGTCATGCGAGCACATATCACAGACAGATTATGAACTATGGTTGAATAATATGCCTAATGATGCTATATTAGTTTTACAAAGTAACAATTATGTTATTCCGGAACATGTAAGAATCGCAAATTCTCTTGAAGAATTTATTGAACAGAGTCACATTGAAGTTCTTTGGGCAGGAGTCAACTGTTTACCTTTATATAATAGGTATATGATTATAGGAAAAAGAACTGATGATTTCAAAATACCCTAGTGGATCTTTATTAGCCTGGCGACCTAATAGTTTAATGGGACATATAATTTGTAAGTTTACTAAAAGTGAATATAGTCATGTTGGCTTACTATGGCGCTTTCACGGAAGATATTATGTTCTTGAGGCAATATGGAATAGCGGAGTAAGAGTAAGATTACTGCAAGAAGATCTCCCGGTTATAATAATTCCTACAGGGATTAAATGGACCGACGAAATAGAAGGTGTTGCTGTAAGAAAGTTAGGTAGGATGTATCATTTTTTAGATGCATTACGAGTTGGATTGAATATGAATCCACACATTTATGATAGTGAAATTTGTTCTCATTATGTTGCACATGTTTTACATAGAGCAGGATTACCAATTCCAGATGATAAACCACTAAGACCTGATGATGTTGTTAACTTTGTTTTAGATTTTAATGGAAATAAATCAGAATTAATTACAAATATTGCCGGAAGAAAAGGATTTAAAGGTTGGGTAGATTGGTTTAAAAACTAAATATTCCATGTTTAAATTTGAAGATTTAAAAAGAATTCACCTGGAAATTACAAGTAATTGTCAGGCATCATGTCCTATGTGTCCTCGCAACTTTCATGGAGGAATTGAGAATCCTAATCTTGTTTTAGCAGATTGGTCCTTAGATGATTTTAAATTTATTTTTAATGAAGAACTTTTATATCAATTAACTGGATTTTATTTTTGTGGAAATTTTGGAGATCCTATACTAAATGATAATTTGATTGATATGGTTTCCTATGCAAAAAATATCAATTCTAATATAGGTATAAGAATACATACTAACGGTGGTGCTCGAAAAATTGAATGGTGGGAAAATTTAGCCAATTCTCTTCCTATAAAACATAGTGTTCATTTTGCGCTAGATGGATTAGAGGATACTCAACATTTATACAGAATAGGAACTACTTACGACAATGTTATTAAAAACGCAACAGCTTTTATTAGAGCAGGCGGCAAAGCAACGTGGACGTTTATTAGATTTAAACACAATGAACATCAAGTAGAAGAAGCTCAAAAAAGAGCAAAAGAATTAGGTTTTGAAAATTTTATTGTAAAGAATACAACTAGATTTACAGGCGGTGTAGAAAAATTTGAAGTATTTGATAAAAAAGGAAATCTTACACATTATTTAGAACCGCCAACTGGAAATGATTTACATAAAAATGATAAGATAGTAATCGATGAACATGAAAAATATATAAACCAAACTAAAGTAGAATGTATGGTTTTAGATCAAAAAGAAATTTATATAGATGCTTTTAAAAATGTTTACCCTTGTTGTTTTTTAGCTTTACCAACTATGAGAAAACCTCCAGAACATAATCATACTAGTCCTAAAGTTTTATGCGATCAATATTCTCAATATATAAACGAAATTAGTGATACTAATGATGCATCTAAGAAATCAATAAGAGATATTATAAATGGGAATGTTTGGCAAAACATTAATTGGCATAAAGATTATTGGGGAGAAGAAAAAATGTTTATCTGTGCAAGGACATGTGGTAAGACAGAATTAGTTCCGAAAATATCGGAAGAATTTTTAAAGACCACTAAAAAACTTACCATCTAGGATATTTGTTAATTTCTTCTAAAAATTTAACAGGATACAATTGCCAAACAGTTTGATAAGTATTTCTATAAAACACTTCTTTTATTCTTTTTGCTACACCTTGTTTTTCTAAAGATGGCATGTATATTCTATGGACTAATCTTTGACTACCTACTTCTAATTCATTTGTAGTAATATATAAATTTTTGTCTATTCCGGCCCATTTAATACATGTAGGAATAAAGACTTGGGCAGAAATATTTTGATATTCTGTAAAATATTTTTTATTAAAAGTTTTTTTTGGCAAAGCTTCTGGAAAGGAACAATTCCTTACACATATTCTATAACTATTAGGTCCCATTATATCAAATGTATGGGAAGCCACAGATCCTACTGCTTTATCGTTTTTATATAAAATCCAAACTTGCCATTCTAATTCATTTTTTAGGCAATCGATCATTTTCTTTTGAGAGGAGTTATTATCAAAACCTCGACGAGATGCTTCTGCATAAAACTCGTCGAGGTTAAGTTCGTTAGACCAAGGAATAATTTTCATATACTATATATGATTATTATCCTCCAAATTTAAGTCGAAATGATTTACTAACAGCAAATTTGTTATATAAATGTTTTGCTGCTCCGCCTTGTAAAGAAGAAGTATCACTGTACGGATCAGTTGGACTACCTTCATATATTTTGTCAGTTGCATTGTTTAAAATGTAGTCTTTAATTTGAACTGGAGTTGCCTCGGGATATTGTTCGAGTAATAAAGCAACTACACCTGCTACTTGAGGAGCAGCCATAGAAGTACCGCTTAATAATCCTTGTTTAAAGACAATACTATTTGGTGTTGGAAAATAAGTGTCTATACTATCTGGAAAAAACTCGTATGCATTAATCCATGACATTGCACTTAAAATAAATGTTCCCGGTGCATATATATCAACTCCAGGACCATGATTAGAATAATTAGCTCTTTTATCTAATGTCGCACTATATGAGAGGGTATCAGTTGATCCAACAATAAATGCTTCGTCGTCATAAGGACTAGATCCTCTGTGATAATAAATATTACCTACCCCGGTTTGTGTAAAATAATTATTATAATCTAGTCCAGACGGAATATCAATTTTGTGACCATTATTTCCAGCAGAAATAACAACATGTATACCTTCATCGATCATTTCTTGAATATCTATATCTACAGTGTTTACTCTAACAGGACAGTTAAATCCATCGATTGGAGTCATACCATATGCCGGATTTGGTGCTGTTCCTACCCAAGGAGTTCCTCTGTAATTACCGCCAGTAATTCCTAAGTATACAGTTTGGAAGTTAAAGCTTATATTTACTACTGTTGGATTTTTAATTCCGGTAATTGGATTTACGGCCTTTAAATTATGCCAATTTTTAACTAGATCAAAAGCATCACCAATTGGAAGTCCAGTACCTGGATCAGTTGGACCCTCTAAACCTTCAATTTTCAATGCATATATGTTAGCATTTTTAGCCCAACCAAAAGTTTTACCTGCTGCAATACCTGCTACATGCGTTCCATGTCCGTCTGTATCGTCGCCAATTGATCTTTTATTACTTGGAGCTAAACCACAGAAGAAATCAAAAGGAGTATTAAATTCATGTACAGATTCATCTGATGCATTTGTTCCTGTACTATTACTAGCTATTTCAACTAAACTACCTACGCCTCTTTCTGTTGCAACACCTTCTACAATGTTCCATGTACTTCCTGCTTGTTCTAGATGATAATCTGTATTATCGTCTCCGTAAACATTCCAAGTTAATCCAGCATCACTAGATGCTAAAACACAGCTTCTTTGTACAGAACCATTTATTAATCTTTCATCTTCAAAAATACTTAATTCAATCGATCTTGTTGAATTAATTGGTTCTGAATTTTCAGATAAATTTATTCTCCATTCTGCTTCTAAAGGTTTGTCATGACGTACTGCTAAGATTTCAATTAAATTGTCATCAACAAATCTACATTCCCAAATTAGATCAACAGGTGAAGATGGATTTTCTAGGAAAGTATTTCTATCAACCCATCCTTCATATCTTACTCTGTAACTTTTTCCGCTGTCTTCTGCACCACCATAGATGTTATTTTGAGCAGGATCCTGTTTAATACCTTCACTATAAACGATAGCTCCTAGAACAAGGGAACCTCCTAGAGTCTGAAATGAATAATCCCAGAAAGCATTAATTATTTTTTCAAAATTAATATAACTGTTTGATGAAACAGAAACATATGGTGCTGTTTTTAAATTTACAGGCCCTATAGTTGCCATACCTGCTTCTACATACCAATCAATGATTTTTACTCTTGATTCATTATTTTTATAACTTGTAAATTCTGGGTGTTCAGCCATCAACCCACTATCCATAACTACAATATCTACATTTGTTCCTTCTAAAACAAATTCATAATTTGATGGAGAAGTAGTATTTAAACCAAAGTTATTAGTCTGAGAATTACATCTACTTAATCCCCAATTTTGAAAGTTTCCAGAAGGACTTGTAACCTTATCAAAATTTCCTTCTTGTATAAGATTCTTTTTAATTTGAATATCTTTTCTCTGTCCGGGAGGAATTTCAACACAATATATACGAGAGTCTTGTCTTAGTTTATCTGCTTCTGCATCTGTTAAAGCATAATGGCATTGACGAATACTACCAAGGCGTTCGTTTACTATTTCTACTTCGCGATCAGGAACATATGTTAATCCATTAGTTGGATTTTCCATTTCAGCCCAGAATGTGTTAAAATCAACACCTCTTTTTAGACCAACAACGTATTCTTTAGTTTGCATTATGATTGGCTCCCGTCTCTTATATTAAATCAACCCAAGCACCGTTTTCGTAACCTTGGAATTTATCAGTTGTAGTATTGTATATCATATCACCATTTTGTGCAAAAAGTGCATCTCTCTCACTAGTAGTAAATCTTGCTAGTCTAAATGGTGCATTAGTTATTATTACAGCATTTCCTGCACCTAATTTTAAATCTAGAGCAGCAATTAACTCTGGAGATCCGGTTGAGCTTGATGTTAGTTCTTTAACATCAATGCTTCCTTCGATGATAACATCACTTGTAAATCTAGTTAATTGATTAATAGATAAATCAGAACTATCAGCAGTTGATATTGATGCACTACTTAAAATAATTCCGCCACCTATTATAGTATCGGAGGTAACTGTTCCTGTAATGCCATCAATTATTAGGGAAGAATCGTCAGCAAAGAATGATCCTTGAACCCCACCCGCAGTTAATGTTCCTGATATTTTAGCATTACCTAAAACGTCTAATTCTGAAGTTGGAGTAGGATTATTTACGCCTAATTTACCGGTAGAATTAAAAACTAGGTAATGTGTACCTGTACTACCGAGTGTAGCTAATGTAATCTTTCCTGGAGTAATACCAGGAACAACAGTTCCTTGATTATCTACTTGTAAGATAATTGTTGAAGAAAGGTTATAATTTAATCCATCGTGCCCGTAAGAATTTAAACTATATAAGCCATCTCCGGGTTGTACAGAAGTTGGTGATGTAAAAGTTCCTCTTAAACCAAAATTTTCATATTTAATTGTGTTTAATCCACTAGTGATAACATAATTTTGTTCTAAAGAAACAGAAATATCGTTCCAAAATCTCTGAAGAGTAACATAAGGTGTAAGTCCTGTAGCACTGTCTCCACCTATTTTTATTCTGCCATAGGGATTACCGTTACCTGATGTTAGATTAGGTACAACTGTTATGGTATTATTTGATAGAACAATATCACCGTTGCTTAGTATATTATTTTGAGCATCGACTAGTAAAGTAGAATCGTTAGCCCAAACGTTGCCGTATAAATCTCCTTCAAAATCCCCCTGAAGATTACCAAATATATTTCCTGTAACATTACCAATAACGTTACCAAAATGCGTACCAGTTGTGTTACCGTTTACGTTACCTGTTACATTACCTATAAAATTAGTAGCAGTTATATTTCCATTTATGGAAATAGTTCCTGTACCTAAAATATCATTATTATTAAGGTCTAAATCTGCGGTTAATGCTCCACCCGCTGCCGCAACAATATCAACTCCGCCGATAGTAGTACCGTCACCTACATAAATTCTTTTACTATCTATTACATAGATAAGTTCACCTTCTGAAGGTGTAAAACCGAGTCTTTCGGCATTGGTACCTCGTCTTAGTCTTAAGGGCATAGTGCGCTCCTGAAATGTAGAATCTGCTTCTTTTATTTATCAAGATTCTATCAGGTCTCAGGAGATCCATTTATTTTTAAAATCCCCTAACTCTCGCTGGCTTAAACCGAAATGTTTAGCTAAATTTTCCTCGTCTCTAAAATCTTCTAAAAGATCTAGCCATGTATTACGACTAATTAAACGGCGTAGTAAAGGTACTTCAAGCCCGCTAACTTTAACAGATTCAACCTGATAATCTTCAAATGCTTCACATGCTGCTGGAAATAAGGGTTTTACTAGATTGTATAAAGCATTAGCATATTCACGAATTTCCCACTGAGCATGAGGATCCATACGCAAGCGAGCCATATTTAAGAAATTTTTAAGATTTGATTTCCAGTAGCATTCTGTATATCCACCTACAGGAAGTATAGCTCTAGCAGATTCTCGAGCTAAGTTAAAATGATTTATATAGTGTTCGTATGTTTGATAATTATATTCCCAAGTACGTATCATACTTTCGATAGTGAACTCTTTTTCTTCATCGCTAAGTTCGTCTTCGCGTCCTTGTTTATTATTAGTACTTTGCTCTTTTAACTGTTCTTTAGGAGGGATATAAAATTCATCAGTAATCACAGAATAACGAGCAGAATATTCGTTCAAACTCGCTGTTCTATGTCTTACTAATTGACGCATAACAAAAATGGGAAGTTTAATATGAAATTTAACTTCACACATTTCGAAAGGAGTAGTGTGCTCGTGGCGCATAAGATAGCGAATCAAGCCTCGATCAGTGTTTACGCTTTTTGTACCTTTACCATAACTAACACGGGCTGCTTGGACAATAGCATCGTCGCTACCCATATAATCTATTAAACCCACAAAACCGTGATCTAATACAGGAACATAATTAGGGTCATTAGCAAAGTCAATCTCATTGCGTAAAGTCATTTTTTCCTCTTTAAAAACTTATTAGTTGTTTTAGTGATGTCTTTTTTTAATCTATCAATGTCCATTCGAAAATCAACATGTTGAATTTGTTTTTCATAATTTTGGAATAATTCATTTAAAGTTTCAGTAAATTTCTCACCACTACCTTCTTTATGTTCTTTCTTTAGAACAACATTCCAGACATTACCATCCTGAAATGTTATTACAACACTATGAAGATAAAAGATAGGAATAGCAGAAAGATTTACGTCGCCTAAAATTTCAGGCCACTGATCAATCATATCCTGATTAAGTGGTTTCTGCATTTTTTTTGGCACTTACGGTCTTCTTCTTGGGCGGATCTAAATCATCTGCCATTTTTCTTAGTTTAGCTGCTTCCTTATAAAGTTTGTCAGCTTGTGAACGATAATCACTAGCTGATAGTGGCTTATCAGAATTAACATTAGTACTTGGAGGAATCAAAGTATCTGTTGATTCAATAATTTGATTACTATTATCTAATGCTGAAATGTCCTTAATTTCGACTTCGTCTACTTTAATATTATTCTTCTTAACATGGGGCATATCGGCTTTAATAGAAAGATCATCAAGAGCGACACCCTTCTGCTCTGCAATCATTAGATTCAACTCGTCTAATGAAATTTGTGTAGAAGTATCTGGAGTCATCCAAACTTTATCTGTAGCGACTTTAACAAGCTTACCTGTTAAATGAAGTTGCTCCAATATATTTGTTCCGTCAGGGAAAAATCTTGTACTAAGAGCGTCGCCTAATTCGTTTGCCTGCTGACCATCCTGGCTTTCCACAACTTGCATCAATGCATTATGATATAGATCAACTAATGTTGCTGTTCCTATAACTAAAGCACTATGAGAGTCGCCAGGTAATGTTCTATAAATGATACAAACCTTTGCATCATTATGTTTCATTTTACCAACATGTTTAAGCATTTGGTGCTGCCTGTGCCTGCTGAGCAGCCTGACTCTGCTTTGCAGCTACTTCTAGAAATTTTTCTAGTTTTGCATATACAGATCCAACAGCTACCATCTCATTAGGCTTAAATGCACCTCTGTTACTAGCAACATCGATGATAGATTTTAGCGATGCTAAATCATTTAAAGTTAAATCAACTGTATTAGGATCATCCTGTGGGGCAGCAGCAGGTGTAGGATTAGTAGTTTCTTCAGACATATTTTTACTCCTTCAATGTCAATATTATATAACAGAGAAGTAGTTTACGCAACCTTAGATTTGGCCAAGTGAGGACAACTTAAAAGAAAGATTGTAGATTCATGTGGATCTTCGAAAGCAATAGCGTCGTATGCAGCTATTCTATTGTCATCTAACTTAGTTAATGATCCTATCCAATATCGACCTTTAAGGTTTTCTTCAATCCAATAAATGATATCATGACGATATAACCCAGTTGATCCTTTTGCAGAAATAGGAGTCATATGTGGTAGCAGGCACTCCTGTCGCCTGCTACCGATTACATTAAGTGGGTTAACTTTGAACTCCTTCATTATGCCTTCTCATCATAGTGGCTGTATGTACCAAACGGAGGAGTAATGTTAGCAGGACCGTGAATGATAAAGATTGTGTCGCAATAATCTTCATCACCCCAGCTACCCCACGGATAACCGTCTGTGAACATAATGAACTTCTTAGGAACAATCTGTTCTTCCTTCATATAAGTCCAGTTAACATCAAAATCAGTACCGCCGCCTCCCTTAGGCTCGTAAGAATCAAACTCTTGAATATTATCCTGTGTAATATCGATTGGATTATAAATGTCGGTATCGAAAGTCCACAATTTTAGTTTAAAGTCTTTAAACGAATCCATGATACCTTTGATTTCACTCAAAAAATCTTTAGCCTGTTTGTCGCTAATCGAACCAGACATATCGATGCAAACACAAATATCAATGGTCTGATCAAAGTTCATGCCTGGAAGAATAGCACCAGTATGCCAACCTTTACGCGAAGGACGCATCCAAGTATAGTCGTTGCGTATAGTGCTCTGGATCTGTTGTTTGAGTAATTCACGCCAGTTGATCTTAGGCTCAGTGAGTTCTGCGATCATACGACGCACACCGGCAGGAATATTACCAGCACCGGCACTCTGTGCCGCACTAATCATAGCCTCTTTAATCTCATCACGGATCTTTTTTAATTCTTCTTTGCTATACTGAACACGTTTAGTTTTACCTTCGCCGTCCTTACCTTCGCCCTTACCGTCCTTATCTGGATCCATATGCTGGTCCAACAGTTCGCCTAACTGTTCTAATTCTTCCATATCATATTTCTCAAAGATCTCGTCGTAGATTTCTTCAGCACTCTTACCGCGATATTTGTTATCTTGAAAGATTTTAATCTGCGAAACCTTCTCACCAATCTTGTCATCAACAAGGATCTGGTTGATAGCATAATCTGTAGCAATATTCCAAATCTGTGCATCACGATCACCGCGGCGGAACATATGTTCAAACACGTTATGAAGCACTTCGTGAGCAAACACAAACTCGGTCTGCTTTGGATTTAGTGTATCGATAAATTCTGGAGCATAATAAAAGTGACGACCATCTGTAGCAGCAGTCTTAACAAAGTGATCACCTTCGCAATTAACCATACGTAGACGTGTAGCCATGTTACCAAAAAATGAATGACGCAGAAGCAAACCTACGCGAGCCGTAATAAGTTTCTCTTCAATTTTACGATGATCAACTTTGGATTTTGGCTTCTCGGTAATTTCTGTAGACATTCGACATCTCCGTGTTATACGAGTATAATAGCATCTTGTTAGAACTTGTCAACTGGTAAACTCATCATTGATTTGGATCCTTCTTCTATTCGATGCCAAAGTAACTCAGTTTCTGGAAGAATA